CATCGGGGTTCCTTATGTTTAAGAATAGGCAATTTGCCCATACTAAATACTATAAGTATATTTATTGGACACAAAAATGGCTGAAAATTTAGATCCCGAAGTTATTACCAGATTAAACGAAGCGTATCGTAATCATTACGAAACAGTAAGGGATGGTACCCTACTCGGCGAAGCTCAAAATAAAGCAGAAAAAGCCAAGAATGAGTTAAGCAAAAAGAGTGCAGAGGCGTTTCAAGCTAGCATGCAAGCTGTAGAGTCTTTCACTAGAATTCTAATAAGTAGCGAATCTAGCTTTAAACAAGTTGCCGCCGGGGTAAACGTGGTTACCGACACTGTTGGTGATATGGCTAAACAAATGGGCGGATTTGCAGGTGTACTAGGGGTAGCAGTACAAGCAGCTGGAAAATTAGTACAAGCTTTTGCTGCCCAAGCAGAGGCCATGGTAAAAACAAAAGATCAAGTTGCTAAGTTTGGTGGAGCTTTTGACCTTCCTTCCGATAAGCTAGTGCAAATGGCCCATGCTGCAGGATATTATTCTTTAAACATGAATAAGTTATACTCGGCTGCTGGCAAAGCAGGCGGTGACTTATTGATCTTTAGTAAAAATATGTCTGAGGGAGTAAAGACTTTTGCTGGAATGGCTGCGGTGGGCCCTAAAGTATTAGCAGAATTCAATAGTTTGGGAGTACCAAAAGAAGAATTAGCCGTATACATGGCAGATTATGTAAAGTATTTGGGATCAACTAATATTCAACTAAATGCATCTCAGAAAACACAAGCAGCACTTCAAAAAGGTTCGCTAGAATATACTAAAAATATTTTAGAATTATCTGCTTTAACTGGAAACGATGTAGAGACTGTTAAGAAAAAACAGCAAGAAGCCCAAGCCAGTTTGGATATCCAAATTCATTATAATCAATTACAAAAAAAAGCTAATGCGATGAAGGAGAGTGATCCGGATCAGGCAAAAGCAATAGAAGATAAAATTAAAAGAGAGGAAGCTATTATAGCTGGGTTTTCTACTCGTTTTGATGCGGCTACTACCGCGGCGATAAGAAATGTACTTGCAACAGGAGGATCAGTAACAAGTTTAAGTGCTGGGTTACAAAACGCTGTGGGAGATGTTCGTAAGTTTGTAGCATTGGCTGAAGATGCATCCCTAACACCACAACAAGCTGCTGCTAAAGCAATAGAAATGACGGCTAAGGGTATGGAACAACGTGTGGGCGACTTAGGTACTAGCTTTATATACAGTAAGGAAGCTGCCGAAGCTTTTGGTGTTAGCCTGGAAAATTACAGTGGAGCACTTAAAGGAGGAACAAACGCCGTAGAGAATCAAAAAGAGTTAGCTGAAAAGATCGCCAAGGGCGTGGAGGATGCCTTAAAAGCTCAACAAAATGTATATGATGCCGCAATAAGGAACATGCAAGTAAAAGGAGATCAAATTGTTCTAAGTGTAAACCCTTTTGCGACTGACATGGCAACCATAATGAAAAAAGCTAAAGAGATCATGCAAGACTCATGGGACTCTTTGAAAAAAAATGTATTAGAACCTGCTAACAAATGGATTGAACAAGTGTTCGGTGTAAATTTAATGGATGTTACAAGGCTTGTAATAACAGAACTTGGTAAACTGGCCGTTGAAGCAAAGAAATTGTATGACTCTTTAGGTGGATTCAGCGGAATATTGGACAAAATAAATAGTCCAAAGGGCGTTGGCGCCGGCGTTGGTGCAGCAGCAGGTGGAATTGCCGGTGGCATTGCCGGTGCGTATGTGGGTATGCCTGTGCTCGGTGCCGCGGCAGGCGCCGCACTTGGTGGCGCAGTTGGCTACGCCACCGGGGGTGCATATGAAGCAGCACGAGACTATTTTTATCCACCTAGCAAATCTAGCGGAACAGGCGGTGGGGCAGGTACAGGTGGTGGCGCAGGTGCAGGAGGTGGTAGTAGAGAGTCTCTAAAAGGAAATACATCAGGATTAGATCCTGAATTGCTAAAAAGGCTAAAGGCTGCATCAGAAGATTATGCCGCACAAACAGGAAAATCTCTAACTATTACTAGCGGTCATAGAACTAGTGATAAACAAAAAGAATTACACGACAAGTATAAAGCTGGCCTTAGTCGTTTTCCGGCAGCTCCGGCCGGATCTAGCAAACATGAAAAGGGTATGGCGGTCGATCTCGCTGAAGAAAACTACCAAGATCCTAAAGCAGTAGCAGCACTAAGAAGGCAAGGATTAATGCAAACAGTAAGCGGTGATCCACCTCACTTTGAAATAGCCGGACCAAAAACTGAGGCAGCATCTGGATCTTCTAAAGCATCAGGTACGGCAGTACAAAGCTCAGCTCCAACTAGCACAGCATTATCATCTACCGATGATAGCATGGTTCGAGTTATGATTGACATAAGAAATTCAATTACCGCTAAAATGCAAGAAATGGTTGATAAGGTAGCGGAATCTAACTCTATACTAGAAAAGATAATGCGCCGTTCGTCTTGATATACTAAATACAATATGACTTACAAAAAGAAATTTCTAAATCGTAGTGGTATATCTAGCCCTATTTCCGGTGTAAACAGTAACTCAGGCGCTTGGAATGGCAGTCCAGGTCAAAATGGTAGTGAGACTGGTGGTTGGAACAATACTGAATTTGGTTATAAAAACTACATGAGTAGACTACCTGAAGTCTACACTGGCCACCCAAATCGTATAGAACGCTATAATCAATATGAAATGATGGACGTTGATGCTGAAATTAACGCATGTTTAGATATTATCTCTGAGTTTAGTACACAGAAAAACGAACACAACAAAACGCCTTTTAACTTTGAATTTAAAGACGATCCTACTCCCCATGAAATTAATATTTTAAAAACTCAATTACAACAATGGTGTAAATTAAATGAGTTTGATACTAGAGTTTTTAAAATATTTCGCAATACTATCAAATACGGCGATCAACTATTTGTAAGAGATCCTGAAAACTTTAAACTATATTGGGTAGATATGGTTAAGGTTATTAAGGTAATCGTAAATGAAAGTGAAGGTAAATTACCTGAACAATATGTTCTTAAAGACATTAACATTAATTTACAAAATCTTTCAGTGGCACAAAAAACTAATACAGACTTTGCTGCTAATCCAGCAACTGGTCTAGGTGGAACAGGCGGTGGCACAAACACACCATATACAGTGCCAGCAATGCCCTACAATACTACTGGCAGTAGATTTACATTAGGGCAAAGTGAATCAGCCATTGACGCTAAGCACATAGTACATTTAAGTTTAACAGAAGGTCTAGATCGTTTTTGGCCTTTTGGTCAATCTATCTTAGAAAACGTCTTTAAAGTTTATAAACAAAAAGAATTGTTAGAAGATGCGGTTCTAATCTATCGTGTACAGCGAGCACCTGAGCGTAGAGTATTTAAAATTGACGTTGGTAATATGCCTAGTCATATGGCTATGAGTTTTGTTGAACGTATTAAAAATGAAATTCATCAACGTAGAATACCTAGCTTGTATGGTGGGCAAAGTATTGTAGATGCTACATACAATCCTCTTTGTTTGGATTTAGAAACCAAGATACCTTTACTGGATGGACGAACATTAAAATTACAAGAGATAATTAATGAATTTGAAGCAGGTAAAGAGAACTGGGCATATAGTTGCGATCCACAAACAGGTAAAGTAGTGCCTGGTGTTATTAATTGGGCAGGTATTACTAGAAAGAATACCGAAGTAATTGAATTAACTTTTGATAATGGAAAAACTCTTGTTTGTACACCAGACCATAAAATTCCTGTATTTGGCAAAGGGTTTGTTGAAGCTAAGGATTTAACTGAAAATGATAGCTTGATAGCGTTCAACACTAAAAATGTTCCTATATCTGGTGGTAAGACTAACGAGTACCAACAAGTTTTTGATCACGAGAGTAAAAAATGGATTTGGACTCACAGAATGGTAGGTGAGTTTTTTAGAGAGTTAGGCAAGCATCAAGAATTCAGTTATCTACCTGAAAACGCAATGAAGCCTAGGACTGTGATTCACCATAAAGATTCTAATAGATTTAATAACGATCCTATAAATCTTACTTATATGGAAAAAGAAGATCATATATTGTATCATGCAGCACAAAAGAAAGATTTTTGGATCACAATGAGTGACGAGTATCGTCAACAGATAACTTCTAAGATTTCTAACACTTTAAAAGAAAATTGGAAAAACTTGACCGAAGAAGAAAGATTAATTGGACTTTGGAATATTCGCCAAGCTCAACAAAAAGCTGTTTGGATGCGAACCAATGATGTTCAAGTTGCTGCTAATTATAAAGAACATATGCGAAAGGCAAGAAAAAAATATCTTGCTGAGAATCCAAAGGCTTTAGCACAAACTAAAGCTAATTGTGAATACAGAGTTAAGATTAAAAATCAACCTGTTAATTTAACTTTTGACATGTTGCAACGAGTATCTGAAATTGTAAAAAGTGGCAGTTTTACTAAGAATGAAGCATTGACCAAATGTGATACTGACACTAAGTTATTGAGTTTAGTTAAAGAAGCAAATTCTATCCCGCTTGACTATAAGAATGCCCAATGTAAAATAAACTTTGACAAATTTGGTTATAGTAAAATGGATCGTTTATTAACTAAATTTGGTTATAAAAATTGGAAACAATTTGTAAAAGAAATTAATAACTTTAATCATCGTGTAGTTAAAATCCGTAAAATTGCAAATAGAGACACCGGTACTATAACTATTGATGGATTGCACAAATGGCATGATTTCCATACTTTTGCCATAGATTCTGGTATATTTGTCAAGAATTCAATGAACGAAGATTACTTCTTTCCTGTAACCGCAGATGGTAGAGGGTCTTCGGTTGACTTATTACAAGGTGGTCAAAATCTAGGTGAAATTGACGATTTAAAATACTTTAACAATAGATTAGCACGTGGTCTACGTGTTCCAAGTTCATATTTACCAACTGGTCCTGATGACAGTGATAGACCAATGAGCGACGGTCGTGTTGGTACCGCTCTAATTCAAGAATATAGATTTAATCAATATTGCGAAAGATTGCAAAATTATATTGCAATGAAACTAGACCAAGAATTTAAACTATTCTTAAGATGGCGCGGATTTAACATTGATTCAGGTTTATTTAATTTACAGTTTAATCCTCCGCAAAACTTTGCATCTTATCGTCAAAGTGAATTAGATACTGCAAGAGTTACTGTTTTTGCTCAAATGGAAGCGCTACCATATATTTCAAAACGTTTTGCTTTAGAAAGATTCTTGGGCTTAAGTGAAGAAGAAATTAATAGAAACGAAAAAATGTGGCGTGAGGAAAATAATAAAGAAGAAGATGAAACACCAAAAGGTAATGATTTACGTAATATTGGTGTTTCAATTGGTGACATGGAAGGTGATGAGCAAACAGCAGCAGATATAGAGGAAGCACCACCTGAAGAAGCCGCAGGTGGTACACCTGCTTCACCTGAGGTAGTAGGCCCAGTTCAATCAGCAGGTGGTGCACCACAAGCTGGCGGCGTTGCACCTGGTTAACTAGATAAATAGATATTATGATACTACTAGAATTATTTGACCCGGCTGTACAAGGATTTCAGGATATTGAAGCTGACAATAGTAAACCTGTTTGGCGTACCTCTAGGAAAACTAAGCTTACACTAAAACAAATAAGAAAATTGAGAAGAATGTTAGATGTAAGATCCTATGAAAAAAGAACTTATTTGAAAAAAATTCAAAGTCAATATGGTCCTCAAGCTAGTGCTGAAGGCGCAGCACCAACATTATAAATCTTAGATAATTCTATTAAAAAGGGGCGTAAGCCCCTTTTTTGCTTATGTCTAGTGAAAATGTGAAAAATACGTACTTATAACGCACTTTTCTTAGCTATGCACTAAATAATTCTACGTAAGCCATTTCTATTCAGGAGAACAAATAATGGACCACAAGAAATTTGAAAAACTCATTGATCTTATTATCAATGAGAATGAAGAACAAGCCCGTGAATTATTTCACGATATCGTTGTAGAAAAATCCCGTGAAATCTACGAATCTATCATGGAAGAAGAAATGATGGATGATAGCATGGGTGGCCAAGTTGGTGATCTACTGGACGAAATCAACGTTGACGAAGCCGGCGGCGTTTACGAAGATGAAGAAGATGATGATGATTTAGATGACATGTTAGACAGTGATGACGAAGAAACAGAAGTCATTGACATTGAAGACGAAGGCGATGACGAAGATCACGATGCAGTTGAAGATGCTGTTATCCGTATTGAAGACAAGCTAGACCAGTTAATGGCTGAGTTTGAAGATATCATGGGCGGCGGCGATGATGAATCTGACTCTGAGTTTGATGATGATGCTGAAGAAGATGGCAAAGATTTAACACGTGACATGGAACAAGATCGTGACGAAGAAGAGGCTATGATGGAAAACGTTCAACTACAAAAAGTTAGCGTTACCCATGGTGACAACGGCGTTCAAAAGCGTAGCACAGTAGATGCTAACTCTGGACAAGCTGGAATGGCCAGTCGTCCTGTTAAGTTCTCTGGTTATGCTGAATCAGATCCCACTGGTCCTAAACAGCCACATGACTACTTGACAAAAGGCGAAGGCCAAGTTAAGGGTGCTGGTTCATTCAAGAATGTACCAGGACAGAAGTCACAGGATCTATCTAGCGCACCTAAAGCAGTTACAAAAGACGCTGCTACAGGTACTCGTAGTCCAGTAGCTGAATCACGTAAACGTAGATAATTAGAGAATAGAATGGCTTATCTCAAAGAACATTTAACATTCGACCGCGCTAATATGGTGGTCGAGTCGTTAGATGATGCTAACGGAAAGTCTCTATACATGAAAGGGATTTTCATTCAAGGCGGGGTTAAAAATGCCAATGAGCGCATTTACCCCGTTGCTGAAATTGAAAATGCTGTACAAACTCTTAATGAACAAATGGCAGAAGGTCATTCTGTATTAGGTGAAGTAGATCACCCAGATGACCTCAAGATCAATTTGGATCGTGTATCACATATGATTACTAGTATGTGGATGGATGGTGCAAATGGTTTTGGTAAACTAAAGATTCTTCCAACTCCCATGGGTCAGTTAGTAAAGACCATGTTGGAGAGTGGTGTGAAACTCGGCGTATCCAGTCGTGGTAGCGGTAACGTGAACGACATGGATGGCAAGGTCAGTGACTTTGAAATAGTCACTGTGGATATTGTTGCTCAACCAAGTGCACCAAATGCTTATCCTAAAGCAATTTATGAAGGTATGCAGAATATGAAATACGGTCATAAAGTTTTAGAAATTGCAAAAGATGCTAAGGGCGACAAGAAGGTACAGAGATTTCTTAAGGAGGAAGTTAAACGCCTCATTAAGGATCTCAAAATATAAAAAGGGGATCAGTAATGTTAGACGCATTAAAACCATTACTTGAGAGCGGACTTATTAATGAAGACGTGGGCCAAGAATTAAACGAAGCCTGGGAATCAAAGTTAGTCGAGGCCCGTGAGCAAGTTCGTGCAGAACTCAGAGAAGAGTTTGCACAACGTTATCAACATGACAGAAGCGTGATGGTTGAAGCCCTTGATCGTATGGTAACAGAAAGTCTTAAAGGTGAAATCGCTGAATTTCACTCAGAAAGACAATCAATCAACGAAGACCGTGTAAGAGCACAACAACAATTGCGTGAAAGTGCAACAAAATTTAATGATTTCATGGTTACAAAACTAGCTGAAGAAATCAAAGAATTACGCAGTGATCGTCAAGTGCAAAAAGAAAGTCAACACAAGCTAGAACAATTCGTTGTTCATGCTCTTGCAAGAGAAATTAAAGAATTCTCTCAAGACAAAAAGGCTGTTGTTGAAGCTAAGGTCAAATTGGTTTCCGAAGGTCGTAAGCAACTTGAAGCACTCAAATCTAAGTTTATCAAAGAAAGTGCTACAAGATTGAATACAATCGTTACCGGTCACTTAAGAAGTGAAATGACACAACTTAAGGAAGACATCAAGGCAGCTCGTGAAAACAATTTCGGGCGTAGACTATTTGAAGCATTTGCAAGTGAATTTTCAACTACTCATTTAAATGAGAAGTCTGAAACTCGTAAGTTAGTAGCTAAGTTAGCTGAAAGAGAAAGCCAGTTAGCTGAATCTATTAATCAAATCAAAACAACTAAGAAATTAGTTGAACAAAAGGATCGTGAAGTTCGCATTATTCGTGAATCTAATCTGCGTGAAAAAACAATGAGCGAGTTACTTGCTCCATTGAACAAAGAAAAGGCACAAGTAATGTCAAGTTTACTAGAAAGTGTCCAAACACCAAAGCTAAAGGCCACTTTCGACAAATATTTACCAGCAGTTCTTAATAATGGCGCTGTAAAAGCTCAGTCAAAAGCTAAGCTTGCAGAATCCATGATT